TGTCGATTCCGAGCAGGCGGATTCTATTGCATATCCGTACATCAAAGCCCAAATCAAAAACTGCATCAATAGTATCTCCATCAACAACTTTCTCTACAGCGGTTATATTGTAAATAAACTTACAAGGATCTTCATTTATGTATTCAGCCATACTTTAACTCCATTCAAATTCTAGTTGTCCTTTGGGCCCATCAGGCCATGAAACTTTACACACTCCTGCACCATAAGGTACATTAAAATATTTAAAGGCATCTCCTGTTTCTTTTTCGTGTCTTTCTGGAATCAAATACCAAGGTGTATCATCAAGTCGTACTACATCCTGTTCAAACCGACTCCTAGAAACTTTTGCTCTATTATCTGAAGTTGATTCGTTTTGAAGACCTTTTGACATATTTCCTTTTCTTGTGTAGTAGGAAGGTTTTAATTCAGTTCTGAATCTTTATTCTGTTTCAAGGAAAAACCTCCCCCCAAAAACCCATCTACATTACGCTGCTAGTGCAACGTGTGCAGAAATATAATCGTCATTGTTTGCGATTAAGTTATTTGATGTAGGTCATCGCCCTCTTTGTTCTCTCTGATATTCTCTCTAGTAATCGAATACCCGATGGCCCCAACAACGGAACACATAATTGATGATAGTGGCCTTTTGTTTCTCAATCATATGTGCCCTTGGTGGAGCCAGCTGGAGTCGAACCAGCGTCTTACTTAGATACATTCTCAGGTCATCAAACAAATTCTTTACATATATTTATGTCTCACTTGATTCAAAGGTTCAAGCCACCGTTCTTTTGTCTCTCTGAACAACAATGGTTCTTCATTTTCCACTGCCATAATGATTACGATATTATTGATTGGGATTCCAGTTCGTTCCTCGTATGCATGAGCATAGAACGCACCCTGCATAAAATAGGAGTGACACATCGACCAAGTTTTTATTCTCCTTGAAGTCTTGTAATCTATGATAGCCAGTTTTCCATCAAACTCTGCAATCAAGTCTGTTCTTCCAGCCAACTGTAAATCGTCAGAATACAGTGCACCTTCAGTGACGTGCACGTTATCTATTCTATCTAACAATGGTTGTATAGATTCAAACATCTCAACCAAGTGTGGCATTGACTCCGTTAGGAAGTCTTCTTCATTTTTGATATACTGTTCACATAATGCGTGGACAGCTGTACCTTGTCTTGAAGCCTTGGTAGAGATTCGGTTCGCTTCGGTCGCTCCAACCCTTGCTCGCCACTTCTGTATACCAGCTTTGCTGAGTTCAGATAGTAAAGTCGTGATTGATATGTAATTCCCTGAGGGCGTAATGTAATGTCGTTTACCATCTATATTCTCGGTTTGTAAGTCCTGTAAGTCACTACCTACATGATTAAATTTTTTCATAATATATTTTTTATTTTAGTGATGCCAACTCATAGTGGCTTTCGGTTGCTGCTTCTTAATTTCTTTAAGTTTATCGGTTATCCATCCAGGCGGTTTCTTGGAATGCCCCGGCGATGAAATATTATCATACGCAAACGCGGTAGGTGTTTTCCCTGGCACAAGGTCAATTATTCCACCACACACAAGCTCCTCATCCACACCTACATCTTTCTCACAAGAAGATTCAGTAGGTTTTCTTCTTTCATCCATAGAATAAAAATCTTCAAATTCATTTCCACATTTTTCACATCTGTAATCATATGTTGGCATTGCTCATCCCTTTCGTAAACCATTTTGGTGTTCCACTATATTTCCATACAGCAAAATTACTCTTCTCTTTTATATAGTATTGTCTGTAAGCCTCTACCACATCATCGGTCTTGCAGCTGTCTGGCATACATTGAGGTGGGTCTTCCCATTTCTTCTGGACTATATTGTGTGGAGGGAAACCTAGAATCCAATTCAATTTGCTCCAAGAGGCATGAACCTTACCATATCGTTTAGTGTATTCTTTGGATAGTTCACTAAACATCAAAAACAACCAAGTGTAATGTTCTTCGTTTTCTCTTATCCATATATTACTTGGATGGTTTATGTGAGAGGCCTTGTATAATTCACGTTCTAGTTTTGGGTTTGGATGTAGCCATCGTTGAATCTTATGACCATTCTTGGTTTTTGAATAGTATTGTGTGCCATCAATAACCCGATGAGCTGTTGACATCAGTTGTGCATACTCAATGAGCATCTTACAAACATGCTTGTCACAATGCATTCCTGCGGCACGTTTCCAGTTTGAACTTAGATAGAAAATATTCATGAGTCAGTCGGCGGCTAGTGCGGTTGATACTTCTTCTATCAAAGACTTTTCGTTTCGGGCAAACTCGTACCCTTCAGAATATGATGTGTCCATCAATTCTGTCAATGCCTCAACAGCGTAAGTTGTCTCTTCACAATGAAGAGCATATTCAACTATCTCAGTTAGTCTCTTTTCAATCGTTGTCATAATCAATCTCAATTAGAGTTAGAGTGGGGAGGAATCCCCACTCTTCATATACTATTATACAGACTTACAGCATCTTTGTCAAGTCTTTTCTTGCTTTATTGTAAAAAATATGTGTATCAATCTCTACTGTTTTTCGGTGTGGGTCAGCCCATTTCGGTGAACTAATATAGTCCGCGTGATAATGAGTTGCTCCATCCGTTATGTCTTTCAAGTCAGGAGTTGTCAATGCATACACAGCAATCTCAGTAGATTCTCGCCACATTGCACCCATATGTGGTACATCTAGTTTACCATCACAATACCAACTAAATTGGCATCGGTTTTTTACTGGTAATCCAGATTTGTAATGTCTCCCTTGATAAACAACTTTACAGACGGTGTTTGGATACCGTTCTGAATTCACACGATTCATAGTGACTTGTGCTACTGCTAATTTTCCTGCAGTAGATTCTAGTGCTGCTTCAAAATATATATTTTTTGACATACACTCTAGTTCTTCTGAATTCACCATTTGTACAACTGTAGTCTTACCATCGGTAGTCTTGTGTAATGGAGACAATATTGTTGCCTGTTTGTCAGATATTGGTGCAATCCAAAATTGATTTGTGGTGCCTGAATTTAATGCAGTAGTCCACAGCGTAATAAGCCCAATAAGGGCTGCGAATATTTTCATATTCCTCTTTTAAATGAGTTTGGTTCAAGCACGATAGTCCATTGCTTAAACTTAAATAGGAGAATTTCTGCCGCGGCGGGGAGCCCTGGCGATGTTGCCAGTTTCCCATAATGAGGGAGCGTATAAGGAGTAATCAAAATCACTGTACCATGTTATTCCATCTTGTGTGGTGGAAAATTTAGACATGGTAGCATTCCAATCCATAGTAAGTTGAGAATTTTCTTCCTTAGCAAGAACTACCGTAACTTGTATCGGTAATCCACCCTTCATTTCCAATTGCCGCAGTTCAGCTTCTACAGTTGTTTCAACATTGTCTGTAGTAACTTTGGTTAAATTGACTATTCTCTCTTCTAAACTTTTTAGGATCATGGTAGTAAATTAGGAAAAGTTTCTTTTACTAGGTTAAAAGTTAATCCTCTGCATTTTATTTTTTTATCCTTCACCTGCAGAAGAAGGTCTACTTCAGAAGGATGTATACCTTCCAAGATTTCTGTAAATATTGTTTCTCTTTTCATGTTACCCAAAGTTTTGGGGGATTGACCTTCAACGAACAAATACAGCTTTCTAATATGAAAGTGTAGATACGTTGGATTTGGCTCATCCGTGTCTCCTTTAAATTTGGCTATAGGGGGTGCACCCGGCGGTAAGAGAAATTTTATGTTTGGATCGAATGCTGCTTTTAAGATCTGCTGAAGCGCAAAACAATCATGTTTTAATAATACTTCCTTTTTTTGTTTCTTGGTGGATGCTTTTGCAATCTCACTAATGACTGTTGGTAAGCTAGTTGTTGCCATAATTAAAACTCGTCAATTACTTCCATAAGGTTTTTCAATCTGTTATCAACAAAGTAATTCAAGAGCTGACTTCTATTACCAGCTTCTTGATTTTTGTATTGATTAACTATATTTATACGAATTGAGTTTGGAGTTTCATCCAAATCAACCATTGTCTTGTTTCTATGGTAGTTTCTGAGCATAGCCTCATTACAGAATTCTTCTGGTTTTTGGCCTCTCCACAGTTCCATTTTCTTCTTGGTTACAGGAGTTTGACGTTTTCCTTCAGTAATAAGAGTATCATCTGAAGAAAGAATATTAGGAACACCATCACCAGTATCACCTCTAATAGTCTTATCGTACAAAGATTCTGCAGCATCACCCACTATAAACTTTTTCTGAAGTGGTGACCATTGTTTAACTTCTTTGTGCTTTTGCAACTGAATAAAGTCTTTATCACTGGACAATATTAGAGTAGGTGGAAGATTGTCATCCTCAGCCAACGTGTTAATAAGAACACCAATAATGTCATCAGCCTCCGCAGTATCTACGTGCATGACCTTATATGGAAAGTATTTAGTCAAATCTTCTCTCATTTCGTGTAATAGTTCAAAGAGAGTTTTCCAATCTGTAGGGTCATTCTCTCTGTTCTTTCTACGATTTGCTTTGTACTCTGGAAATACTTTCTTTCTCCAGTTGTCTTTACCATCACAACAAATAACCATATCTCCATAATCTTTTGCAAACTGATTACGGTACATTCTGATTGAATTGAGTATTGTATGTCTTAACAGGTCTTCTTCCACAACTGGTTTACCTCTACCCATAGCCATAAAAGAACCAATCACAGTTTGACTATAATCAAGTAGTATCATTTTTCTCCATCTCTATTCTCATTTTGATTGACTCAAGAAACTGATTCCATTGATTCATCCGCATATCCCAATTGTAAAAAGTATCAAAATATGTTTTCTGTAAACTCAACAAAACTGCTGTCTCATCTTTTCTATAAGATTCAATAGCCCTTCCAAGAATATGTGAATGAACCGCAATATGTTTCTCAGGGTTCGGCTCATATCCATACAACCAAGCAAAGTTTGAACAAGTCTCTGGAAGGGCCCCAAGATTAGGACACACCACCATACACTTTGCACTCATGGCTTCAATTGCTGAAATACAAGCGGTTTCCATATAAACCGATGGATATGCCATAATATGATTTTTGGTAAGTTCTTCTCTAATCTGGTCATTAGATACTGTACCATGATAATTAACACCATCCATATCTTGAGCCTGTTTATATACATGGCGATATTGTTCATCCATGTGAGGCCGGTCATATATCTTAAAACTAGAAAAGATATTCAGTTCTGCTGATTGAACTTCTTCAGATTTATTGTGTTCTTTGAGATGTCTCCAAGCACCAAGTAAAACCTCTAATCCACGATGAGGTGTACTCATATAGACGCAAGAAATTTTGTCTTTGGGTTTTTCATGTTCTGGAATGGGTTCTATGGCGTGTTGAATAACAACACCATGATCATAAGGAAGACCAAGATAAACTCCATACTGATACTGTTGCCAATTACTGACAAATATTATCTTTTCAAAGTCTAACATATTCTTATGTTCTTTAAGAAATGCAACTTCTGGATCTTGGGCAAGGTCATGAGCCCAAAACAATCTTGGTTTATCTTCTAATTTCCTTTTACGAGAAGCGACCCATTGAAAATAATTCTTTAGCTCTGGGTCAATGCGGGAAAATAACCACTTCTGCATAAGTTCAGTACCACCTGCTGCTTTAGGGGTTTCTTCTGGAGCAAAATCACTTTCACCGAAATCAATTTTTAATGTCATAATATCCTTTTTTTAATTTAATAAAATATCCTTTGTATCTATACCTTCAATTTTTCCGTCTTGAACCAAACCTGCAAGGGGAATTGGAGTAACAACTTCATCTTCCCCCTTTTTGAAAAGAGAAAATTGGCCAACAATCTCTGCTGCATCATTGTGATTTAAATCATAAACAAATGAAGTATTATCATCAGAGCTCAGGATTAGTTTGGCTTCTCTGATTGCTGGTTTGTCTATACCTTCTCCACCTTTTGCTTCAGTTATTCCTTGATCAAATCTTGCAATAATTGCTATAAGCCTTTTTAATAACTGGTTTTCCATATGTTCCTAAAAAGTTGAGTATGATAATGACACCTTGGCTATCGGTTTTCATAGTATGAGTGAACACTGC